AGGGGGGGTATGATTATTTATACTCGGAGCATGAGTAATCAAATCATGGGCAGCCCTTACAAGATAGCGCAGCTATCCGCCCTTATTATCATCGTTCTTTATATCGTCCTGATTATTTACCAGTTTGTCCAAGTCTGTAGACGTTGATTTAACGGCATTTATAACCTTAGGTTTATTAATAGTCGCCATAGAGTCGCCAAGTCTATCTTTTGCGCCAGTTAAAACATCATTAAGATTTATAGTAGCGTGAACATTCTCGACTCGATCCTTCCAGGTCTTTGGGTCCTGGTTCTTTAGGTAGAATATTTGTGCTGTGACGTTGCCATCAGTTGCCGAAGTGAAAAGAGAATTGGTCACCTGGGCCAACCCTTTCGCTTGCCCCCTTTTTAAAGCACCCTCAAAATCAGCAGAGCGCTTTCTGTTGCGGTCTATAGTATCCCATGAAACGCCCATTGCACGGGCAATTTGAGTAGTACCAAGACCACGAGAAGCTAAGTTTTCTACTTGCTCCAAATCTAATTCAATACGTTTTCTACCAGCTTTTTTAGGTGGTTTATTGTCGTTTTTAGTCAAAAATTGCTCCATATTTGAAATTTTTTTATGCTCCTTAGACCCCTATAATACAACATTCCTCATAAAAACCCTAAGTTTTTTTGTCTAACTACTTGATATATAAGTAGATTTGCGAGACAATGTGTATGTCAACGAAATACTTTAGGAGGTAAACATGACAAACACTTACACAGAAAACCTAGCAGACTTTGGTTATAGAGAACTAGACGAAGCAGGCAAATTATTATCAGGAATTAAAAACGGCTTACCAGATGATTTTTATAACCAAGGAATAAAAGTTGGTTTTAATATGAACTCTGGTTATGTCTTTTTAACTAATGATGATTACCAAGTTGCTATGTATGATGATGAAAGCGAAGAATTATACAGCTTCTACACTACACCATATGAAGGCAGAGAAGGTTGTTATGAGGAATTATTGCAAGAATATGACGACATGCACCCAGAAGACCAAGAGTTCATGAACGACATCAAACAATATAACAGGAAGGTGGCGTAATGAGTACACCAAGATCACACAAAAGCATCATAGGACAGCTTCGCAAGAAGTACGGCCTAAAAGATAACACACCTATTCACAAGGTAGAGCAAATAATGACAGCCGAGGACTGGCAAGCGTTTAGCATGGCGCTTACCTTTCCTAATGGCAAACCAACAAACAGGAGTAAATAATGAGTAAATTCAACAAACAAAAAACCATAGATAAAATCATTGATGATTTTAGCGAGTGTAGATTATCAAGCTATTGGTTTCCTAAAAGTGAAACACAAATAGAATGGTCAAGCCATCAAGAGATATATTTAATATTAAAGCTAAATAAAACCTGGGACTATGCCGAACCAAAACATTTAGACATGTATGTTGAAGATTTAGAAGTTCAAGATTTAAAAGAATACGCAGGGAGGTAATGATGAATGATTTAATCAATGAAAAGATGTCGGAGTGGATAGAAAAAGGTGATGATATAAGCATGTTTAAATTTGCATCAATGCTTTTTATAACCGCACCCGAAACCAAAGAAAAAGGAATGCAAGATGTTTTAGATCATGCGGAGTATTTAGCTTCTAATATGAATGACATTGAATTAGCCAGGGCAAAAAAAGAAGTAGAACAATTATCGAGGGCTAACTAATGGACCTACAAACATTACTAATACTTATGTTCATGGCTTTCTGTCTTTATGGAGTCGCACTAATCATTAAGGATAAAGATAAATGATATTTTCAATAAACATCAACGGCTTAATCATTGACTGGTGCTACACCATCAACAACCAAGAGAAACAGTATCATCAAACTTGGATACCCAAACTCAGCGACATACAAATATTAACCAAGGAATTAAAAAGTCTTACAGTTAGCGAAGTTAGAAAGCTAATACTTGAAGACATGCAACCCGATATACAAATGGTGAGAGATAACACCAATAAGAAGGCGAAAGCCAGGAGGCAAAAAAATGTCTAAAGAAGGAGATAGAACAAGAGAACTAATAGAAATTGAACGCGACCTTAAAACAGTGCCAGTGAAAGATGTTGAGAGAGTCTATACCGTTGAGTTTATGCCTATTGAATTTAATATATTCGTAGGCAACAAAGCACCAACGAGGGAAGAAGTAGGCAGAGCAATCATTCAAGAGATTGAGAATGATACCTTTTATTACAAAGAAGTTATTAAACACGTTAAGCAAGATGATGAATAACCTAATAACTAGAATAGTATTTATGGCAATACTAACCTGTGCATGGTTATTGTTTCTAATCAATGGTGGTATCAAATGAAGATCGACCCAATACAACTAGAACAAGCAACCGCATTTATATTAGAAACCAATAAATATATTTACGAACAAGCAAGGGAACTAGCAACGCAACACCTAGAAGCGGAGGACAACAAAAACTTCAAGGCAAGAGTCAAACGCTATGAACCTGAAAGCAAAGAAACGCTTTTACACTTCACTGATGAGATAACCGCATGGGCTGAATGTGAAAAGAACTATCCGCTTATGGATTTCATAGATAAATTTTTTAAAACTAAAAAGGGGTACTAATGATTAGAGTACAAATACACGGAACAACAATTTTCGGATACGTCCGAGGAGACTACAAAGAAAACAAACTCAAAAGAGTTGCTTTTCTTGACGAGGAAACCAAACAAGTAAGACGAGTCACTAAAAACCAAATTAAAGAAACTTATCAAAAAGACAGGTATAATTAAAATGACTAAAACAATATTACAAAGCAGAATCACGCACAAAGAAACTAAAAAACCTTATGTGCTTTTAAAACAAGAGGGCAATAAATACTATATTGATGTTCTTGAATACAAGGGCGATAAATACGAACCAAAAAGAAAAAGCGGTGTTTATTCAGACATTGAATATTTCAAAACGTATGATGAAGCAGATACTTCATTCATTCAATCTTGTTTAAGGTATAATTAACCAATCACGAAAGCTGAGAAGGGTATCCTCAACCCCCTAAAGTATAACTACTCTTCTTGGCTTTCTCTCTCCAACATCACACCTAAACCAACGAACAAGAAATGCTTATGTTGAACGCCTCTCTTTAGGCTTCGCAATACTTTCTTCTCTCCATCAATCGCGCACCAGATAATATTATCTTCCATCAACAAACTTAAACTCTTACTAACGGTCTGCCTGGAAACACCAAGCATCAACGACAAATACAACACCGCATCATGGGAACTAAAATGTTGAGCCGAATACCTTTCGCACAAACCATACAAGATTAGCTTCTCTCTCGTTTTTAGATCAGTCCTGCCTAAATGCTTTTTATACCACTTCCAGACTACCTTCTTAATCTTTGAATAGTTGCCTCGATACCCTTTCGCAACTCCATACCTAATAAGACCACTTCTCTCTGGAGTCTCAATCGCTTCGACTACCAACCACCACTTTTCCTCTTTCAACTAACTAACCGCCCTGAGGCTTCTTTGCCTCTCCGTAAACCATTCATTTAATAACTGCATCGAATCATCACCCATTCGATACACTCTCTTTCTCTTATCCTTCCCCACGTCCTTATTCATATACCCTCTCGCTACATAATCGTCTAACACCGTTGCTATCGTTGACCGACTCCCCATACTCACTGGCAATAGTTTCACTATTGCTTCAAAATTAATGCTTTTGCTACTCGCGTTAGCAATAGCAACCTCTAAAACTAAAATCGTATGAAGCGGACTGGAAAACCAAAATGCAGTAAATCCTCTTTGTCTTCTACTCTTATAATACTGATCTCTTACACTCATCATTCTGTCTCTTAACTGCTTCATTCAATCCTCCACCGTTTTTTTTAGCAAAAGGTTTTACTAAATAATTATATTTTTACAACCCAACTTTATTAGTAAATTTTACTGATATTTTTACCCCAAGAGATGAGCCGTAAGGCTCACTCTCTCTATTAGTATTAGATTAGGATATATGGGTATACGTGTTTACTTACTTGGAAACACATATTAACTCAGTTGGAAACACATATTAACTCAGCTCCTTATCTTTTTTACCCTTTTTGGGGTCTTTTTTAGCCTTCTTTTTACTAAATATTCTATCCCAATTATCCTCAAATATTTTCTTATCTATTTGTCTTGGTCGTTGGTCACTTCCCTTTCCATTCATTGTTTTGTCTCCATGTTTTTTAATATGTGTGCAATTGTTTCTATCGTCCAACCATTACCCAACATTTTATATCTTTGGGTATTGCTTACATGGTTAGTATAATTATCTGGTACTGTTTGTAATCGTTCACACTCAACTGGGGTTAGTTTGCGCCAGTAAACTTCTTGTTCTTTAGTTAAACTTATTTTATGGTCATTGGTTAGTGAAGTTGTCAATGTTCCAACCTTGCCGTCCTCTCTTGGTACTAATTTCTTTGCTCTAAAAGGTGTATGATCTTTTCCTGTTTTTTGTCTCATTTCTTTTCTTAATCGTTTAGCTTCTTCTGTTCTCACTTCTCTATATGAAGTTGGTATCATTGTTCTTTGTTTTCTTTCAATACTGTTTTCTGCTATTGCACCATGATAATTTGATGTTAAACAAAAAGACTTATCATCTTTAGTTGTCATCTTTGATAAGTTTTTATCAAAATCTTTTAATTTAATATTTGGAATTGCACCTCCCCCTGAGTTTGCTCTTATGGTGACTGATTTATTAAAATGCTCTCTTGGTTTTTTCTCACCAAACCCACCATAAATATTTGAATACATTGGCTCCTCTGCATCATTTTCTAATATATCCCTTAAAACTATACCTCTTTGTTCAGGTTGTTCTATTCCAGGTATGTTAGTCCAATAGTATCTAACTCTATTCTGTGCTGATACTAATGCTGAATTAATCATAATCGGCTCAACACCCATATATTCAGTTATGACATCTAAGTATTCTTTTTTCATTCTTACATTTTCTAATAAAAAATATTTAGGTTTAAGATGTTTAACAGCCCTCCAAAAACAAAAAAACAATGCACTTCTTGGGTCATCAAATGCTAACTGTTTACCAGCAAAACTAAATCCTTGACATGGACTACCACCCATAATCAAATCAATTTGTGGCAACTCCTCATAATTAATCTTCGTCACATCTCCAATTTGGATAATATCTGGATAGTTAGCTTCACTAACTTTCATCGCATACTTATCTATTTCACTAGAGTAGTAATTATCTACTTTAATACCAAGACGATCTAAAGCGATACGTCCACAACTCATGCCATCAAATAGGCTTAATACATTCATCTTCCTTTCTCCTTAGTCCCAATCGAAGGACTTTTTATTTTGATCTAAAATTTCTAAAACTGCGCCACGTCTAACCAATGTTTTGGTTGAATAATCTACGTTGCCAGAATTACTTTTAACTAGACTGGCTTTTACAACTGCCATTCTGTCTACTTCAATACCTTGCTCCAGGCATATCTTCTCACAAGTATCGTTATCCGCTAACCACATTGCGATAGCAAAACGAACTGAATCAGTAATACTTGAAGCACCTCTTATCTCGGCACGATGCGAAAGTGCATCATCTGAGTCATTAGTAAGAGCCGATTTTGCCAAGTGATGAACTGTGAGACAGGTAATACCTAACCTTGCGCTAATATTTGCACAATAACTACCCCATAACTGGCCAACTTCATTGCTTGAACTAATATTTCCCGTTGTAAATGCTTGTAATGGGTCGAATACAACCAGTTTTAAATTTGGTATTGTCTTTAATTCTTCTACTAATTCAGTTGCCTGGGACGTAATCCCTTCTTCTCTCAACAATATCATTGGTTCTTTTTGTTCTGGAATAGGAAATACATAAACGTCATACTCGGATTGAAAACGTAAACCTAATGGGTCTAATGATGCAATCCTTCTATGTACTTCTCCAAGATCATCTTCAGCTGCAAAAATTACAGTAGAGCCTTTTTGTTTTATGGTTTTACCCCACCAATCACCGCCAGTTGCAATGCCTAAAGCTAATTGAATCATTGATAAAGATTTACCAACGCCACCGACAGCTGCAATGATTCCTGGTTTACCAAATGGAATGAAACTATCTACTAACCACTCTATTGGTTTTGGTTCTTCAACTAAGTTTCTAATAGCGTATTGTCTAATATTAAACTTAGACTCAACTAACTCTAGCTTAACTTGGTCTAAGCCTTTCTCTAAATACAAATCATTAAAGTCACCAATAATAGAAGGTAATCTGGAAACTGCATTAGTAATACTATTGACTACTTCATTGGCACATTTCTCGCCAATCCCAGAGGTATCGTTATCAAGTGCAATTATAAACTTTGCATTAGTGATAGAACGCAATCTAGTACACGCAGAAACACAGAAATTTGCAGAGAATACCACGGCGACAGGTAAGCCCGTAGCTTCGTATATAGAAGCTCCTGTTGCATATCCTTCACATAAAATAATTGTTTCTAAACCAGGTAATTCATGCGCTTCACAACCAATTAAGAATACATTTCCTTTAACTTCACCGCCTCCAGCAAACTTTTTACTGCCATCTGGCATGATGTATTGAAGTGACTTTATTTCTGAAACTAATATTCCATTATCATTATTTCTTATGATAGAATGCACCCCGATTAATAGGTTTCCATTAATCGTTTTTAAACCATAATTTTTAATCTTTTTATCTGTGAGATACTTATGCTCTATAACTTCATTCGCACCAGCAAACTTTTCCTTAACGTATACGGCAACTTGTTCATGCTGTATTTTCTTAGCCTCCTCTCGCCTCTTTTGTGCCTCTTCCAGCTTGGACTGTAATACCCTTTTTTGCTCGGCAGACATCTCATTAGGATTATAAGAAGTAAACTTGTTCTCTAAGTTAGTACGCCAATTACCATAAACGCATACAAAGTTTTGATCTAACTGGTTATAAACATAATACCCAGAACGCTCACCACCTTTATCTGGTCGATGGTTAGGCCCAGCACTTACAGAAACTCTAACTAAGTTTCCTGTTGTATCTAAATAATCAACTAACAAACCATGAGAACGCATCTCATTAATTAAATCAGCATTAGACTTACTTGTATTACTAAAGGCATAGTTGTCATCTATAACAACGCCCTTATCTCCATAAAATTGTGTTAAGTCAGTCATCAGCCTGTGCCTTGGAGTTATTGAGATAACTTGACACAAGCCTTCTTATAAAACTAATCCTGTCTTCTTTAGTCCATTCATGCAGGACAAAGGATTTATTTTTTTTAGAAACTTCTAGGTACGTTGACTTACTATCACTTAGTGCAACAGATAACAGCTCCTCGTTAATCTGTGCGAAATTTTTAATTTGCTCCATTTTTTTACCTTCTCCAATAAATTTAAGATGTTCATAACAACAGGCACCTTTAATCTTGCCGTTGCGGATATGAAGTAGCGGAGAGCTAAGTCCATGACAGTATGAACATAGACTCGGCCTCCGATACTTAAGATCATCATTATTAAAAAGGTAGGTCGTCTTCGTCTTCGACATCGCTAGGGAACATTTCCTCTTTATCTACTTTTGGTAATACGTCTTTAGGGTCAGCATGTTCATTAGCCTTGGTAGTGCCATAAGCCTTCCAACCATTACCAAAGTTATCTGCTATCTCTAAATAACCTTTCTCGCCAACGACTAATTCGCCTTCGACTTTCTTACCCAGAAGTTCATCAGAGTTTTTCATTGACGCTACTCCCATTGCATTAAGCATTTTCATTAATGACTCTCTTCCTATCTCAACAGGCTTGTCATTATTATGTGCCATTGTGAACGCATGACTAACTTTTATAATCTCGCCTTCTACATCAAAGTGAATCTTTAAAGCCTTCCAACCATTCTTACCCTCGATCATTTCTGACCCAGCGTATTCAAAGTTGTATCTTCCAGGCTTTACCCTATCTCCACCGCCAGAGCTTTCTCCGACTTCTATTTTATCCAAACCAAATTCTGTTAAATCCATGTTATTACCTCCTAAAAATTTAACAATTAATAATTAATTACCCAGGGTCGTATTCCTCGTAATCATTTGCTCGACTTATTTCTTCTTCAAGGGCATCAACAACATCTGCTAAGACTCTGTTTGCACCTAACGGGAGAATAAGGTCATCATCTCCGTTTTTATCCATACAATCTTCAACTAAAATTTTAGCTTTACGCATAAAGTAAATTAGTTTTTCTTGTTGAGTTGCCATTACTTCGCAATCAATTTACCAATTTCAGCCCAAGTATTTTCAGCTCTAACAATAAAGTCATCGCCTTCTTCTACGACTGATATTTGTTCTGGTAATCCGTATCTGTTTTTGGCTACACAAGCTGGGGATTCAGTTGTCACCAATATCCTTCCAGATTGAACAGTCTTACTTGTTAGTCCTTTACTACCTTGAACTTTTACAGTTCCTTTTTTGTAGTTTAAGAATAAACACATATCACTTGCTTCAAGTACCAAGGCACTTGCTGCTTTGTGCATTTTAAGTTCATGCCTATCGTATGCTTCTGTAGATGGATCGTGAAATGCTTTAATTTGGTTATGAGCAATCATAACGATACGCATTTTCTTTTCACTTCTTAATCTATTTACTAAATCAAGAACTTCTCTCCAATACTTCAACGCTTCTGCATAACCACGACCATAACCAAAAGATTCTATTGATGGTTGTTTGTGTGCTTCACAAGTCTTTGCATGAATGAGTGGCTCTAACCAATCTAAACTATCAATAACTAAAGTGTTGTATTCAAGTTCATCTGCATCAACTAAAGATTTTAGATAACCGTAAAAAGTATCGTAGTCTTTTGATAACGGAAAGTGAGGTATATCTCTGTTGTTAGTTAAGATTCCCAAACCTTCTTCTGTTTGTAAAACAATAGGATTTTTACTTCCTACTGCCAGTGTTGTTTTACCTAACCCAGATGGGCCATAGATAATAACAATACTTGGTTTCGCTTTTGCTTTCTTTTGTATTGCTGCTAATGACATTAGTTAATCTCCTTAGTAATGCCCTCTATCTTGATAGGCTTTTTGTAAGGCGGTAATTCTTTTTCTAACTTCTCTAAGGTGTTAGCTACATTTTTTCTTACCGCTTCCATGTGATGAACAGTCTTAGTTGCTAATTGATATGCCTCACTCAACTGTTGCTCCGCTTGTAAGTCTCTGCTGATTTCTTCTACCAAAGGCGCAGTTGCATCAGTTAAGTCTTTTTCAAATATCTCTCTTGTGTTTCCATCTTTATCTTGAAAACTTAAGAGAGGTTGTTCCTTCTTCTTTTCATTTACCATTTTAATTATCCTCCATGGATTTATAGGTTTCGCAAACTTCTTTGTGTGAACAGAATTTGCACCAATTTCCAGCACTAAAGCTAGGCTCATCACCCATTGCTTCATCACAAGCTGGTTTCAAAATATTCAAGCCCCAGTCGACAAGATCAACTGCTTGAATATCCCAAGTTCTTATTTGCCCATCTTTATGAAAGGCTCTTTTGTTTGGTTGTACGATTGTCATTTCAATGACTGTATCTTCATTGCCCCATCGTGATAGGCAACCTAGGGCGTAGCACATTAGCTGTTCGTTCATCACAACATCTACTGCCCATGCACCAGACTTTAAATCGCCAACGACCATTCTATTACCTTCGCCAAGGATAACTGCATCAGCAGTTCCCCAAAGGTTGTCGTTTATATCTGGAGCATTTACTTTTTCTTCTACAAGTAATTTACCGTTAAGTTCTTCAGTTCTTTTATTTATATAATCAACATAGATTTCTGCCATGTCGATATCATCTTGCGTGATATCAAAACTAAAACCATCTACATCTACTGTTCTACCAAGATAATAGTCAGCTA